ACTATCTCTACTCGGTATTCGTGCAGGCCGTCGCGGACAACCGTGGCGTCAGCGTGGATGCCGTACTCGAAAATATGGCCGATGGACGCGTTTTCATCGGTCAGCAGGCGATCGATGCAGGGTTGGTGGACGGTGTTTCCACCCTCGATGCACTGATCGCCAAACTCAGCCAGCAGGGCGCTGGCGCAATCGTGTCCGCAAGGGCGCAATCGCTGAAAAACCTCGACGCCTATCTGGAAGCAGAGCAGGTCGCCGGTGCCATTTCACAAACTACACAAGGAACCAAAGACATGAAAATCACCATGCAAGACGTCCTCGCGCATGCGCCGGATGTCGCCGAAGCCCTGCGCGCAGAAGGCGCGTCTTTGGCACTTGAGCCATCAAAGACTCAAGGCGCAAAAGAAGAGCGCGAGCGCATCCAGTCCGTATTCGCACAATCGCTGAAAGGCCACGAAGCGCTGATCAACACGCTCGCATTCGACGGCAAGACCTCCGGTGCCGAGGCTGCTGTTGCCGTGCTGGCTGCTGAAAAGAAGCTGGGCGCACAGGCCCACGCCGACCGTCAGGCTGACGCGCCAAAACTCGCACCGCATGCGGCTGCGCCGAGCGATGCGGTGGTTGAGGCATCGCAGCATGACCCGGCCGATCTGGCGAAGAGAGCCGCCGAGATCGTTGCGGAAGCGCAAGAAAAGGGTGTGGCAATGAGCTACACGACCGCAGTTCAACAAGCAATGAAGGAGAAGGACAATGGCTAACCCGGAACTCATCAAATCATTCATCGCCGAAGCGGCGGTCAACCCATTCCGTATCGTCAAGCTCGGAGCGGCTGACGGGCAGGTGGTGCAGGGCGCTGCTGCAACCGATGCGTTGATCGGTGTTGCAGACAGTCTCGGACAAACAACTATAGCTGATCGCGTCGACGTCATTATGAGTGGCATCGCTGATGTCGAATTCGGCGGTGCCGTCACTCGCGGCGCACTGATCACCGCAGATGCGAACGGCAAGGCTGTTGTAGCTGCGCCCGCCGCAGGCGTCAACAACCGCATCATCGGTTTCGCGCTGGTATCCGGAGTCCTCGGTGACATCGGATCCATCATGGTCGAGCAAGGCTCGATACAGGGCTAACCACTAACTGGAGAATATGACATGCCTACAAATGCTTCTTTCCCGATCCAACCAGCGCTTACAGCAATCGCGTTGGCTTACAGAAATAGTCGCCTGATCGCCGACAATGTGCTGCCGCGCGTGCCGGTGGCTTCGCCTGACTTCAAGTACCTGAAACACACCATGGCAGAGGGTTTCACGCTGCCTGATACCAAGGTCGGCCGCCGTTCCGCGCCAAACGAGGTTGAGTTCAGCGCAACCGAAGTTTCTGCATCCTGCATTGATTTCGGCCTTGACGCTCCCGTGCCGAATTCAGACATCGAGGCAGCCGCCACAATGCCTGGTGAATACGATCCTGTGATGAAGGCGGTCGAATCCACCACCAACCTGGTTACGCTGTCTCGTGAAGTGCGTGCCGCTAACCTGGTATTTGACGCAGCGCAGTATGCCACAGCGAACAAGACTACGCTGTCCGGCACCAGTCAGTGGAGCGACTTCGCCAACTCAGACCCGATCACCGCCATCCTGGTCGCGATGGACTCTATGGTGATGCGTCCTAACATTGCTGTCTTCGGACAAGCTGTGTTCACCAAGCTGCGCACGCACCCGAAGGTTGCCAAGGCCGTGCTGGGCAATGCAGGCGACGTGACTGTGGCTACCCGTGAAGCTATTGCTTCATTGCTGGAATTGGAAGACATCTTCGTCGGCGAAGGTTTCCTGAATACAGCCAAGAAAGGGCAGGCCGCAACGATGGCCCGCGTATGGGGTAAACACTGCGCGCTGATCTATCGCGACAGCCTGGCTGATGCGAGCAACGGTACCACATTCGGCTTTACCGCCGAGTTCGGCAGCCGTATCGCAGGCAGCGAGTACGACAGCAGCATCGGTCTGCGTGGTGGTCAGCGCGTGCGCGTTGGTGAATCCGTCAAGGAACTCATCACCGCTAACGACCTTGGCTACCTGTTCACCAACGCAGTCGCTTAACGGGAGGGTGGATCATGCCCAAGTTTACCGTGATCCACCCCGTCGAGCACGACGGGGTGCGCAAGGAGGAAGGCGAGACAATCGAGCTATCGGCAAAAGCAGCGCAGCCATTGCTTGATATCGGGCATATCGAGGCTTTCGACAAAAAGGCAGCGGCCAAGGCTGAGGCAGAAGCAGCGGCCAAGGAAAAATGGAACGCTGATGTCACGCTGCGTGAGCAGTTCGGCAATGACTTCGACGTTTATATGGCCGAAGCGCTGGAGCCACACCACTGATTATGGCTTTTACCGAAGACCTCGCTGATTTCATCAATGAAGATACGCCGGGCTATGTCCTGGCGACCGTCGGCGGTGTTTCCGTATCCGGTATTTTCGACGATGCCTATGCCGACCCGCTGAATTTTGCCGGATCAACTCCGGCGTTGGTGTGTGTCAGTGCAGGTGTTTCGGCGGCAGTGCAGGGCACGGCGGTGGTGGTCAATTCGGTGAATTACACCGTCGGCAGCAAGAAAGATAACCCGGAAGACCTCGGCCCGGGCCTGACGCGGCTGCTGTTGCAGGAGGTCTAAGCGATGGCGAACCATTTGCACCGACAGATCCGTGAAGCGGTTGAAACACTGCTCACCGGGCTGGCGACAACCGGCGCCAAGGTGTATGCCAACCGCCTGCAGCCGATGGCCGATGCGAATTTGCCGGGGTTGCGCGTGTTCATGGACGACGAGGAAGTTGAAGTGCTGACCCTGCATGACCCGTATATGCAGGAGCGCCGCTTGACGCTGATCGTTGAATGTTGCGCCAAGGCCAGTACCACGCTGGACGATGTGCTGGATGGCAGCAGCAAAGAGGTGGAGATCGCGCTGTCCGGCGGCATCACACTCGGTGGCAAGGTGTTGCCGTGTGTGTATTCGGGCATGCAATTTGACGATGCGCTGGCCGACAAGCCGGTCGGCATCAAGCGCTTGCGGTTTTTTATCAATTATTCGGCGATGAGTAATGCACCGGATGTTTTAATTTAAGTAGCAACCCGTCCTAACGCTGCGAAGCGCCGGGCGGATTTCAAATCAACAGCGCCGTGAGGCGTCTTGAAAGGAGCATCACATGAGCACTGCAACGAAGTGGAGCAAGGTCGCCATCGCCATCCAGTCGGCGCTGGCGGCAGCCGATACCATCACCGCCATCACCAAGGCCAACCCCGGCGTCGTCAGTGCGGCGGCGCATGGCATGATTGCTGGTGCCTATGCCGTCCACACTATCCAGGGCATGCACCAGCTCGACGACATGGTGGTGCGCGTGGCGAACCCAGCTGCCGGCACATATGAACTGGAAGGCCTGGACACCACCGCATTCGATACTTTCACCAGCGGCACGGCGCAAGAGATTACCTTCGGCACTTCGCTGACCACGGCGACCAGCGTGAACGCATCGGGCGGCGATTTCGATTTCATCGACGTGACGACCATTCATGACAATGTCAAGAAGCAGATCCCCGGCACAGCCAATCCGGCGACATTCTCTTTCGAGAATATCTGGGATCCGGCAGACGCGGGGTTATTGGCGCTCAAATCCGCCTCGGATACACAGGCCAAGCGCGCGATCAAGTTCACCTTCGGCAACGGCAAGATTCTGGTGTTCACCGGCTATGTGGGCTGCTCGATGCTGCCCACCGGTGGCGCACAGGATGTGGTGAAGACCAGCGTGGTTATCACCATGTTCGGCAAGCCGATGGTTTACAACGCCTAAGCCATGATCCGCCTGACCCCCAATCCGACCTTCGCGCAGGGCGTAGATATCGCCCTGCCGGGTTCGGACGCGACAGAAAAGGCGGAGTTCGTCTTTCGCGCGCTGCCTTTCCGGCAGGTGTTATCGCTGTGGATGATCGCGGTTAGAGATGGGAAGACCGGGAGAATCCGGCGCTGGTTTGAATACCTGAAATTGTGCTGGCGCGTGCGGCGGCTGGCTTCTATGGTCGATCTGCTCGATGAGCTGATCGTCTCCTGGAGCGGCTTCAATGTGGATTACAACAAGGCCAATCTGCGCCTGCTGCTGATCGAGTATCCGGGTTCTGCACTGGCGATATTTTTCGCCTACTTTAGCGGGCTGCGCGAGGCCAGAACAAAAAACTGATCCGCGCCGCCCGTGCGTTATATGCGGGTGGCGCGAAGCCGGAAGAGGCAGACAACCTGATCGACCAGCTGGCGGCCACGATCGGGCTGGACGATGAGGAGGGGGAAGATTGCTGGCCGGACAACTGGCTCGCGCTGCAGGTGTTTGTAGCGATGGGGACGCAGTGGAACGTGGTACCGGGCGGCTATGTCGGGTTGAAATATGAGGCCTTGACCTTTGTGTGCGAGGCCCTCGGTATTAAAGATAAGGCGCGCGCAGAACTGCTGGATTCGCTGCGCATCATGGAAAACGAAGCACTCAAGGTGATCAACGCACGCTGATATGGGCACCCAGGAAACCAAGATCGTCATCACCGCCGCGACCGCCCAGGCGCAAGCCGCGGTCAAATCGCTGGAGGGTTCGTTCCGCTCCATGATCGGCGTGGTGAGCGGTGCACTCAGTGTCGGCGCCTTCGCCGGGCTGGTCAAGTCCAGCATCGAGCTGCAAAACGAGCTGGGCGGGTTGTCGGCCAAGACCGGCATCACCGCGAAAGATTTGGCCGGGCTCAAATTCGCCGCCGACCAGAATGGCGCCTCGCTGGAGCTGGTGGCCAAGGCCGCCAAAGAGCTATCCATCAACATGGCGACCAGCCCGGAAAAGTTCGCCAAGCTGGGCATCAACGCCACCACCGCCACCGGCGCGCTGACGCAGATCGCCGATCTGGTCTCGACCATGCCGGATGGCATGCAAAAGACCGCGCTGCTCGCCGAGCTGATGGGCAAAAAGGTCGGGCCCGAGATGGTCGAGTTTCTCAATCAGGGCGGCGCAGCACTGCAAAATTACATCGCCAAAGGGCAGGACATCTACAAGGTCACCGACCAGTCCGCCGCCAGCGCCAAGGAGTTCAAGGACCAGATGGCCGAGCTGGAGGCACGCACTTCCGGGTTCGGCGTTGCCGTATCGAATCAGCTCCTGCCCGGCCTGCTCGAAACCGCCAAGGCGATGAATGAGTTGAACGAGTCCGGTCATCCGGTGCTGGCATTGTGGCGCGCGCTGGCGGGTATGGGCAAGGTGCCGTGGGATCTATTGATGCCGCCGGAAAATCTTGAGCAGTCGCTTTCGTCGGCCAACCGTTTACAGGAACTCAGGAGCGAACTGGCCGACATCGAAAACCGCCTCAAGGAAACAGGCGGACGCGGCGGGCTGATCGGCAAGTGGATGTATGGCACCCGCGAAGAGCAGCTGCAACAAGTCGAGATATTGAAAAACCAGATCGCGGTGCTGGAAAAACACGGCGCGGAGCTGGATAAAAAATCTGCTGGCGCGGCGACGCCCAAGGCTGTGCCGAAATCCGTCAGCGCGTTACTGGCTGGCGATAAGACCGACCCGCTCAGCGGACTGCAAATCCTGATCGCGCTGGAGCAGGATTACCAGAGCGAGTTGTCGAAACGTGCCGAGGCGCTCAATGCGCCGTTGCTCTCGGCCAGCGAACGCGCGTTGGCCGAAGACATGCGCGGCGTAAGCAAGCGCGCGCAGGATGCACGGGTCGACCTGGAAAAACTCTACAGCAGCGGCAAAGTCTCCGCCGCCGATTATGCGCTCCGGCTGCGCGAAATCAGCGAGGCCGAGGATAGCCAGACGCAATCGGTCAAGGCGCTGGCCGCCGCGCAAGACCAGCTCAACAGCTCGTGGGAATACGGCGCCAAGGTCGCGCTGCGCAACTATCTGGACGAAGCCGCCAACACCGCCAGGCAGGCCGAGCGCCTGTTCGGCAACGCCTTCAAGGGCATGGAAGACGGGCTGGTGCAATTCGTGCAGAAAGGCAAGCTGGATTTTGCCAGCCTGCGCGATTCCATCATCAGCGACCTGATCCGCATCCAGATCCAGAAGATGGAGGCCGGGATACTGGGTGCGCTGTTCGGCATGGCAGGCTCAGGCACACCGGCAACCGCCGGGACGAGCTACAGTCTGTCGAGTGGCGGGAGTTCGTTCGGGCTACAAGCGCCCAGTTATGACGGCGGCGGATTTACCGGGTATGGTCCACGCTCTGGTGGTATCGACGGCAAGGGCGGATTTTGGGCGGTCATGCACCCGCAAGAAAAAGTATCTGATCTTACAAAAGGCGGCGGTGGCGGCGGAATCGTCATCGCGCCGGTGTACAACATCCAGATCGACGGCTCGACCGATATGGTCAAAAACCGGCAACTCATGCAGGCGGCGACCCGCCGCGCCAATGCCGAGTTGATGGATACGCTGCGCCGTCAGGGGGTGCTGTGATGGCGGTGATCACCTTTCCGGACGACATGAAGATCGGCAAATTCGCCTGGGGGCCATTACGCCGCGACGTGAATTTCGATTCCGTATTCGGCAGCCAGGCTGTCGGCGTATCGGCGCCGAAATGGCGCGCGTCCATCGCCCAATCTGTGCTCAAGGATGCCGGTATCGGCGCATGGCAGGCGCTCGCACTCGACCTTGAGGGAGGAGTCAACCAACTGGCGCTATGGAATGTCATGCGGCCTGCGCCGCTCGGCACGATGCGCGGCACGATGACGCTGTCCGCCAATGCCGCGCAAGGCGCGATCTCGATGCAGATCGACGCGGCGGGCGAGGTTGCCAAAACGCTGCTGAAAGGCGATCTGCTCGGGTTGGGCAGCGGCATGACGCAGCAGGTCGTGGTGTTGACCGCCGATGCGCAGTCGGACGGTACAGGCAGGATCACGGTCAGCTTCAAGCATCCATTGCGCAATGCGTTTGCGTTGGGCGCGGCAGTCGCCTGGGATAAACCGAAGGCATTATTCAGGAATATATCGGGCACCAGTCCGTGGGAATACGGGCAAGGCAAGGTGGTGTCCGGCATTGCGCTGGATCTGGTGGAGGATTGGCGCGCATGACCACACCCGCACAGCAAGCAGAACTGGAAAAGCCCAAGGTCAACTGTGCCTGGTTCCTCGAGTTGCAATTTGCAAGCAGCACATTGCGCCTGTGCTCATATGGGCAGACCTTCAATTGGGGCGGGTTCGACTGGCTCGGCTTGGGCAACATCGCCAGCATCAGCCCGCTGGAAGAATCGGCAGGCGTCGGCTCGGCTGCGATGACCTTCGGTTTGAACATTGCCTCCAGCGACCTGCGCGCGCTCTCGGTGGGTCCGGTTGAAGATTACCGTGGCCGTCCGGCAATACTCTACTTTTGCCCGTTGACAGAAGACGGCGTGCTGATCGACACCCCCGAGCGTTGCTGGACCGGCCGCATGGATGTGATCTCCACCGGCATCGACAAGGAGGCAGGCCAGATCGTGCTCAAGTGCGAGACATCGGCATTCGGGTTGAAGCGCTCTTCGTTACGCCAGAATGCCGCGCAGCAAAAACAGCGCTATCCCGCCGATACCGGCTTCGATTATTTGAACGACCTGCTGTCCAACCCGAAAGTCTGGCTCTCCAAGAAATTCCAGCAGATATGAGCACGCCAGCCAACTTTGCCGAATATATCACCGCCCACCTGGACAAGCCGTTCGCCTGGGGCGAAAACGATTGCATCGGTTTCGCGGTCGGCTGGGTGGAGATCGCCACCGGCCGCGATTACCTGAGCGCGCATCGCCCCTGGGCCAACGAGGCCGAGGCGATGCGGCTGATCAAGCGCTTGGGCGGACTCAAGAAGCTGTTCAATACCCACCTCAAGCGCATCGAACCCAACTACGCCCGCGACGGCGACATCACGCTGATCGACAAGACGGTGTACCTGTTCAGCGGCTCGCAGGTTGTCTCGGTCGGCAAAACAGGCTTGGTATTTAAATCCAGACAGGAGGCACCATGCGCCTGGTCGTATTGATCCTGCTGCTGGCGTTCGCAGCGGCGGCGCTGGCCAACGAGGCGGTTGGCCAAGTCATTGGTTTGGCAATCACAATAATTGCGCCAGAATTTAAGTGGGTTGGTTATTTGTTGATGATTGGCTCATCCGCTTATGGCGCCGAACAGGCCAGGAAACGCGGTGTACGCGAACGCGAACGCCAGCGCCAGGCGGCCAACGATGCGATGCGCGACCGGGCCATCACCCGCATCACCAGCGAGGCGCCGCACCGCTATCTGCTGGGCGAAGGGCGCATCGGCTCCGATATTGTGGCGATGTTCACCAGTGGCGACAAAGATCAGTTCCGCTGGCTGGTCTGCGTCCACGCCGCGCACGAAGTCGATAGCGTGCTGGAATATTACGTGGCCGGAAAGGCGCTGGGCGCACTGGATAACGGCTGGGTAACCGGCGGCGATTATTCCGATACAGTGATCACTTCCACGTACGAGGGGTTCTTCGGCCCCACCATTACACTGGCGCATACGCCCATAGAGGGCACCGTGCGGGTCATTAAGCCCGGCTCATCTAGCCAGCCAGAATATGCCGTTTCTTTTACGCTGGTCGGGTCGGTCGTCACGGTTGAGCAGTATGATATTTATTACAAAGTCTATTACGACTACGCAACGACAACGCCGCGCGTCCGGGTCATCTCGCATTTGGGCGGCGCGGCCGATCCTGCCGATGCCGCGCTGAGAGAGGCGTTTCCATCGTTGTGGCCGAGCACGGCGGTGCTGCGCGGTTATTTTTATTCTGTCGTCATGCTCGACCTGAACCAGCCGGAATTCCAGTCCGGCGTTGTGCCGATCGAAGTCAGGGCGCGCGGCATGAAGCTGCACGATCCGCGCGATGCGAGCTATCCCGACGACATTCCGCTCTGGTCGCAAAATCCCGCGCTCGTCGCGCTCTGGTATCTGCGTTCCGAATTGTGCGAGATCCCGCTATCCGACATTCCGCTGTCCGATTACATCACGGCGGCCAATGCCTGCAGCCCGATCACCGGCTGCACTTATTCGCAAGCCGGCACGACCGTCACGGTCAACAAGACAGCGCATGGCCGTATCGTCGGCGAAGTGGTCGAAATGAAGATCGAGACCGGTACCGCGCTATCGGATTATTTCACCGTGGCGACCGCCACCGCCGATCAATTCACCTACATGCCCTATACCTGGAACGGACGCGGCTGGCTGCTCGATTCACGCACCACCAGCGGCAACGCCAGCATCGGCGGCTTGTTCACTTTCAACGGCACCATCAGCGCCGACCAGGAGCCGCCCAAGGTGCTTGACGAGATCGCCAAGAGCATGGCGGGCGGTATCGTCAATACCACATGGTCGTGCTGGGCCGGGGTTTATACCGCACCCGTGATGGCGCTCACGCAGGACGATGTGGTTGGCCGCTTCGAAACGATTGCGGGTGCGCCTGCCTCGCAAATCGAAAACGGCGTGCGCGGTCAATATATCTCGCCGTTGAACAACTATGTGGTCACCGATTTTACGCCCTATCAAAATGCGGCCTATCTGGCGGCAGATGGCGTGGAGAAGTGGGAAAACGTGGATTTCCCCTATACCGATTCGGTCTATCGCGTGCACAACCTGTGCCGCATTTCGGTCGAAGACCAGCGCAATGGATTCACGGTGCGCGGGATATTTTCGCTCAAGGCCTACAAGCTGAAGATCGGGCAGCGCTGCACGTTCACCAGCCCGTTCTTCGGCATGGTCACCAAAGTGTTCCGCCTTACCGACCGCAAGTTCGGCATGGAACATGGTCTGGAACTGACACTCAAGGAGGATGGGCCGGCAACCTACGACAAGGCGGATGCCACCACGCCAGAGGTCACGCCCAATAGCAATCTTGCCAACCCGTTTACCATTGTTCCGCCGAGCCTGTTTACTTTCGAGCAAAGCCTGATCATCCCGGATCGCGGCGAGTTGCGCTGGGTACCGGTGCCCTATGTTTTCGCGCACCAGTATCAGGTGGAGTATATGGGTCAATTGCGGTCGAAATGGACCACACTGAGCCCGATCTCGGACAACGGTACTTTCATCGACAACCTTCCGCCCGACACTTATTCTTTCCGCGTAAAAACGATCAATCCGGTTTTGAATGTCCATTCGGCATGGTCGTCCGTATTTCATGGAACGATGGCGGTTTTTCCGGTGCCCAATGTCAGCGGACTGGAAATTTTTGGCCGTGGCATTTCTACTATTTTCGGCGGCAAGCATTGCCGCTTCACTTGGCGCAAGACGAGCGTATTCGGCTCGCCGGAATTCGGCTCGGAGATATATGGGGCGAATGCAGGCGCTCGCGATTATTATTTCAAGGATTATGTCGTCAAGATATTCAACGCCGCCGGAAAATTAGTGCGCCACGAAAACATTCTCGACGAAAATTACATCTACACCTACGAACACAACGCCGAGGATCACGGCGGCATAGCCGCGCGCAACTTCACCATCAAGGTATGGCAGCGCGGCAAATACGGGCAGCTATCGGCAATCGCCGCCACGCTGGACGTATCCAATCCGGTGCCGTCCACCCCGGTATTGATGGCCTATCCCGGATCCACTACGGTCAACTTTGATTATGCCGAACCGCAAGATCTGGATTGGTCGGGGATTACGATCTGGCTTTCTGCTACAGACGGCTTCACCGCAGATGCGGCAACACTCGCCTATGATGGTGTGGACACGTCCGCCTTCATCGGTAGCCTGTTGCCGAATACCCCGTATTTTTTCCGCTATGCGGTAAAAGATGTATTCGGCCCAGGCAGTGTTTCGGCCCAGCTCACCTTCACCACCAGTTATAACAATAACGTCCATATCGCCAACGACTCATCCGCACCGATCAACCTCAAGCCGCACGGGGCGACCGGATATACCCCGCTCAGCAGCAACGCGGATGGCGCAGGAGCCTTGCTATCTTCGATGAAGATACCCTTGCCGCTGGCGGGCGGATTGAAACTGTCGGCTTCATCGCACGGCCACATGAGCCGCACAGGGTCGGTTGTCACGTTGGTGCTGTGCGAGATCAATGCGGTCGCGGGCAAGAATTTCAGGAAATTGAGCGGGGCGACCGCAATCGATTCCGCCGGGACGATGACCGGTACGGGAACCGGTTACCTGGCAGAACTGGGTGCGGGATCGATGTTGTTGCTCGGTAATAACAACGGCAATGGCTCGCTCACTGTGATTTCTGATTTTGCCAGTGTCGCCAACCAGCCGGTGCAGTCCGCCGCGCCCACTACCAATACCGCATGCGCCTTGGCCTCAACATTGGATAGAGGCTACAAGGACACGACGTTCAGTTTTTCCGGCGAGGTGTGGGCTTTTGACCCGGTGTCGTCCCTGCATGCCAGCCCCGGCAGTAAGCTGATCCCGGTTACCAATGAAACTGCGGAATTCACCCCGTTCGTCGCGGCCCAGTTCACTTATAGCGCGGCCACGGTTGCATCGCTTCGCGCCGCCGGGGCTGAATTCATCTTTGTTTATTCAAATGCGACGGATGAAGATTTTCCGGTCAGTGCCAGCGGACAGTCAATTTCAAACAATTCGCTGACTTGCCTGGCGGAAGTCACACCATAGGATACGACCATGAGCCAATACAGATCAGGAACAGTTGCAGTCATTAACGGGAATACAGGTATCGTCGGCACCGGAACCGCCTGGCTGTCCAGCGTAGCGACCGGTAGTGTATTCACCTTGCCCGGCTCCGGCGTGCCGTATGTCGTCGGCAGCGTGGTAGACGACACGCATATCACGCTCACAGGGCCTTATGCCGGGACAACAGCCAGCGGACTGGAGTATTCGATCACCACCAGCTTCACGCCGTCGTTGAGCCTGCCATATCCGGAAGAGGGTGACAACGATACGGCAACAATACTCAAGCGCGCCATGCTTAAGATCGAAGCAGATATTCTCGCGCGGGAAACGGCGGCCAATAAAGGGGCTGCCAATGGTTATGCACCGCTGGATGCGGGAGCAAAAATTCCATTGGCCAATCTGCCTGCCGCCATTGCAGGCGCAATGAGCTACCAGGGTGTATGGGATGCGTCGACGAACACCCCTGCCCTGGCGAGCGGGGTCGGCACCAAAGGATATTATTACAAGATAAGCGTGGCAGGTTCGACGGCGCTGGATGGGCATTCGACATGGTCGGTTGATGACGTTGCCATATTCAATGGCGTGGCATGGGATATTTTACAAGGCGGTATATCCTCGGCAGAAATCATGGCAACACTGGGATATGTGCCGGAAAACGAAGCCAATAAAGCTGTCGCGATGGCCGGTAATGAAGCGAACGACGCCAAATATCTTTCGGCCAAGGCGATATATGACTGGATAATCATGACCCAGCCTGTCGCCCAGGACTTCCGGCTCACCTTGAGCGCGGCTGCGCCGGTAACCACTGCCGATGTCATCGCAGCGACCACCCTGTACGGCGTGCCTTATCGCGGGACCCGAATCGGGTTGTGGACGGGCGCGGCCTGGAGAAATTTCACTTCGAGCGGAATGTCACTTGCCCTCGGCACCCTGATTGCGGGCAGAATCTACGACGTTTTTTGTTACCTGAACGCGGGCGTTCCCACGCTGGAACTTGGAACAGCCTGGACGAACGACACGACACGCGACGTCGCGCTGGCTTATCAGGACGGGGTGCTGGTCAAATCTGGAGACGCGACCCGCCGCTACATTGGGTCGGTCTATACGACCAGTACGACGTCGACAGAAGACAGCGCTGCCAATCGGTACGTCTGGAATTATTACAACCGCGTTGCAAGACAGATGCGGCGGATTGAAACTGCGGTCTCCTGGGCATACACGCTCAACGCTTACCGGCAGATGAACGGATCAACGGCCAACCAGCTGAACTTCATCTTGGGTGTGGCCGAAGATGAAGTACGTGCAACCGTCCGGCAAACATTCTCAAATACCAACGCCGTCACGGCTATATATACGGGCATCGCCCTGGATAGTGTCACGGTGCCGTCTCGTGGCACTACACAGAACATCGCGTTGGCGAATGGACTGTGTGAGCTGGTAGCCAAGGATTCTTACATGCCCGCAAGCGGTAAGCATTACATCGCGGCGCTGGAGAAGTCGCAGGCTGCTGGAACAACAACATGGTACGGATCTGGATACGGTTGTGGCTTGACCGGGACGGTGATGGCGTAGTCAAAAAATTAAATTTAGGGGGTGACATGGCAGAGCCACATTTAACACTTGCGGTGACAGGCAGCGCGGCGGCGGCGCTATCGATCAGTCCTATGCTGATCTATTTCGGCGTGGAGCCGGACGTGCTGGTGGCCGGGCTGGTTGGGTCGGTGCTGGTGATGTCCTGGATGCGCACGATCAATACCTTCGGCAGGGCATGTTCCGCCGGCATGTTCTCCGCGCTGCTGGCAGCTTATGGATCACCCAGCTTGACGATACTGATCGCCAGCAAGTTTTCCGGCATCACGCCGGACACGCAAGGCTTGCGCATGGTGGTGGCGTTGATGATCGGCGCGGCCGCGCCGTACCTGGTGCCGTTGATCATCAAATACCTCGGCAATAAGGTGAAGTCATGAACGCGATCATCGCCATGATGCACTTTGCCGCTACCGCGGTACTGCTGAAAAACGTTTTTTACATAGTCGCCCACATCGATCACCGCGAATGGGTCGGACGCCGCAAGGCACAATTCGCCGCGCTCACCATATCTCATGCCCTGGTGATAGCGGGTGCATTTTCCATCCTGTTCGGGCTGGCATTGGACGGCGTTTATATCGGCCAGACCCTGCTGCTGGCCGGTGTGGCCGGATGGGCTGCAATTCAACCAAAGGAGCCGCTAACATGATGCTACCGCTTACCGCCTCGCGCCTTATCAAGCTCTACGATATTCCAACCCAGCGCGCCGTGATATGGCAGCCTCATCTTGAGGCGGCGATGATTCGTTTCGATATCGTCACGCTGGCGCGCGCGGCGGCTTTCCTGGCGCAGATCGGCCACGAATCCGGCGGGCTGCGTTATATTAAGGAAATATGGAAGAATACCCCGGCGCAGCAAAGCTACGAGATGGCCACGCGGCTGGGCAACACCGAGCCGGGCGACGGCGAGCGGTTCATGGGGCGCGGCCCGCCGCAGATTACGGGGCGGAGAAATTATACTTTGCTAAGCGCTGCGCTCGGTGTTGATTTTGTAAGCCAGCCGCACCTGTTGGAGCGCGTGGATTATGGCGCACTATCGGCGGGCTGGTTCTGGAAATACGGCGCCGGTCTTAATCTTGGCCGCGCCGCCAGGGCCGCGCTGGAAAAGCACGGCATGGGCGACGGCGTCAACCTCAACGACCTGGCCGACCGCGGCGATTTCGAGGCCATCACCTATTGCATCAACGGTGGTCTGAACGGACAAGATCACCGGATCGACCTGCACAAGCGCGCCCTCGATGTGCTGGGCGTCACACCCTCGCACGAAGGCGACCCGATCCGCTGGGAGGAATCACCATGACCCATTTATTAAGCCTTGTGTCCGACCCGCTCACCATCGTCCTGCTGATCGGTGCTGTGGCCAGCGGCACATTCGCCCTCATCAGTTGGAGACCGAGAAAATGACACCCGCCCTATATCGCACCGCCGCCGCAATCTTCCTGCTGGGCATCGCCCTTGCATTCCTGCACCAACGCTGGACGGCAGAAGGGAGGCTCGAAGCCACACAAGAATACCTGCCGCAGGTCACCATTCTTAAGACCCTCATTGAGCAATCCGACGCGCAAGCCAAGGCAACCGAACAGACACAAAAGGAGAATCATCATGCGATTGAAACTGAATATGCTGTTTATACTAATCGCCTCACTGACTATTATGAGCGCCGGCTGCTCGAAGCCAGATCCGGAGATCCGGCTGGTACCCGCATCGCTGCCGCCGATACCCAAGAAACTAATGGAGCCTCCGGCCAACCAATGGCTGCTGGACGATATATTGAATTCGAAAGCGCCTGCGCCGAAGACGCCCTTAAAGTAACTCAATTCCAAAGTTATGTGATTAAAAACCGGATCCCGGTGGAGTAGGTCACCGGATGATATAATCCGGCTAGTGGTATCCGGCATCGGGTTCGATTCTCAGGCTAACTCCCCAAGAATTACCCACGCCTCGCTGAGGGCGGCTTTAAATCGTCGTTTTCGATTCCTCTCTCCGGCACCATATAATTGAAGCATTTAAATAGCCCCTTAATTTTTTCATTGTCACCTGAGTATGCTATTTGAGTTTGCCTCGGGGGTGTATAGTGCTTCTTCGTG